GGACGATAGTTCCGGAGCAGGAAATGCGCGGTCCCGTGGCCGTTGAGCTGCTGCACGATGCTGAGGCCCTCGAGCAGCACGTTCTGGGTTCGGTCGACGCCGTCGATATAGACCCGCATGGTCTGGTACGCCAAGCCGGCGTAGGTCACACCAGACCGGGCGATCCCGCTACGGGCCTGGAGGTACGCCATCAGCGCACCCGCAGCCGCAGCTGCGCCTCGCGGAGGATTTCGCGGCTCACCATCCGGGCCGCCGCCCGCGCGTCGCCGGTGCCGGCGCCGCTCCCAAGGCCGCCGTTGAAGACCACGGAACCAGCAGCCAGCGTGATTGACACGCCGGATCCAAACCCGAACACCTCCCCGTCGCGCGGACCGGCTCCGCCACCGCCACCACCAGTTCCACCCGGAAGTCGAGGAAGGCTACGAATGCTGCGGGCCGCGTCCTCGGCCGCGCGCGGGATCGCGCGACCGAGCACCTCGACCAGCTTCTTGAACTCTTCGATGAGTTCCTCGAGCGACTGCTCCAGGGTCTTGGTCCACGTCAGACGCTCGATGTTCTCCAGCTTCTGGCCGTTTTCGTCCGTGAGCTCGCCCATCTCGACGAGCCGCTGGATGACCTTCTTCAGCCCCTCGGGCATCGCATACCCGAACTTCAGTGCCTCGACCACTGCGGCCTGAAGCCGCTCCTTCATGCCCATGGCCACGACGTTCGCGTCGGCGCCGTGCTTCGTCAGCAGTTCCCAGTCCTTCACCATCTGCCGCAGGGGATCGAGAAACTTCGCCGCGGCGAACTGCCGGCCCAGTGCGTCGATTGAAATGCCGTACCGTTCGGCGGCCTCCTCCATTTCCTGCCACGGGAACTGCGCCTGCTGGAGGAGCTGCAGCTGCAGCTCGAGAATCTTGATGACGTCATACCGCCGTCCCAGCCCAGGGTGCATCTCCAGAAACGTCTGCGCGGCCCCGAGGGCGTGAATGGCCTCCGTGAGCTGTCGGATGCGCAGCGTCGTCGCCGAGACGGAACGCAAGTCGTTCATCCAGTCGGACACCTGAACCGCGACCGCATAGGCGGCCCACGCCGCCGTGAGTGACGAGACCGCCGCGGAGGCTAGGTTCGTGGCGGTGCGCAACTGGTTCAGGCCTGCGAGCACCTGGCCAATGTTGCGCATCGCGCTGCCGAAGGATGTCGCGCCGATTTGCCCGAGCTGAACGAAGAGGTCAACCGTGTCTTTCAACGGGTTATTGGTCGCAGCCGTCCTGGATTCCAGGCTCTTCATCAGCCGCTCCCACTCCTCGAAATTCATCACGAGCGGTTTCAGGCTGGCCACCATCTGTCGGAGCGTCGACCCCCAATCGATCCCGAAGTCGACCCAATCGCTATTGAGATCCTCGACGCGGTTCCCGAACTCGAACGTGACCTCGTTCAGCGATTCCACCATCGCCAGGATTCGCGGGCTCCAGGCTCGCTCCTGCGCGTCACGTAGACCCTGGGCGGCGACCTCGAGTCGAACCAGACTGGCCGCCATCTCCTTCAGGTCACCGTTCCAGTGCACCGTTTTCTTCATGTTCTCTGCGTGCTCACGCGCGGCCTTGGCGGCGGCCTCCTGGGCCGCCGCCTGCGCTCGCAGCTGACGCTCGAGCTCCTTCACAGCCTCCGATTGTTCGAGGGTCTTCCCGTGCAGCAGAGCGGCGTATTTCAAGGCCGCCTGTGGACCCTTGCTAAATTCGTCCGTGACCTCTTTGACGGTCGGCGCCAGGCGTAACCAGGCGAAGGTGGTGGATAACAGGATTTCGACGGCGGCATTCACGGTGCGGACCGACGCGGCGAAGTACTCGATCTCCAAGCGGACGGCCACCATCGCCAACTTGAGGAGCGTCATCACGTCGTTCCAGGCACCACTTGTGACGAGGACCTGGCCCAGTGATTCCTTGAGGTTGTTGTAGTCGTTCTCGATCTTCTGCAGTTGCCCGGCGTAGCTCTCCATTTCGGCCTGCGCCTGGCCACCGAACTTGTCATTGATAGCATCAAGGACGTAGGTCATCCCCTCGGCCTTCGCCCGCGTGGCATCGATCTGCACGCCGGCGCGCCCGAGCGCGGTGAAGTTGTCCTCGAACGCCTTGGCGACCAGGACGGCCGCGCTCTCGAGCGATCCCGTTCGCGTCGCGAGATTCGTGACCGCCTGCAGCGCCTTGTCCATTTCCGTCGGCAGGACCCCGCCGACGGTCACGAGCAGGGCCTCGGTCGCGCGCAGCGCATCGTCCTCGTGGATCGTGAGGGCCGCGTATTTCTCCGCAAGCGCGTCGTAGTGCGCGATGACTTCCGGTAACGCGGCGCCCTGCGCCTGGAGCGCCGCCTGCAGCGAGCGTGAGGCCTTGTCGGCGGCCAGGAACTCACGGATCGAGTCCCCCACGAACTGCACCATCGTGTGCCAGGCGGTCTGGAAGGCCCCAATGACTGCCTGCGCCGAGATGAACCCGAGCGCCATTTCCTTCACGCGCCCGATCGCCATCCCCGCCTGCTGATGAAAGCGCTGCTGCGCCTGTTCCATCACGGAGAGTTGCTGCGTGACCGGCCGCATCGAGTCCGCCAGCTGCACCATCGCGCTCGGCGGGTCCTTGCCCAGCACCCGGTACTTCTCAATGGCCTTGTCCAGAAGCGGTAGCCACTTCTCCTGCTCGGCAGACGTCAGGCGGCTCACACCCCCCATCCGCTCGATCGCCGCGGCGGCGTTATTGGCCGCCGCGATGAGCTTGTCGCCGCTGAGCGCCTTCGCGAGTCGATCGGCGCCGGCGGTGGTGGCCTCGATCTGGTTCAAGCCCTGGCGCAGGTTAGTCGTCCACTCGGCCATGTTGCTGGCGTAGCGGACGGCGACCGCGATCGTGGCCACTAGTCGCCGACCTCCGCGTCGAGCGCCGCCTGCAGCGCGCGCTCGGCTTCCGGCAGGTATTCGCGTTCCGCGTCACGCTGCGCCGGACCGATGAAGGGCCGCGCCGACATCTTGACGGTGCCGTATTCCAGCCAGATGGGGAGGTTGCGTGGCCGCGGCGGGCGTGGCTCCACCGCGACGCGGTACTGGGACCGCTGCGGTTCGTCGTAGAGGCGGATTTCGCCTGGCAGGGTCCGCCACCCATACCCGCGCGCGGCCGCCGTGATGCGTTGGGTGAGGCGGACGGCCACGGTGTGCGCAGCTCCGCGCAGGGCACGCCTGGCGGCCGCGTCGACGCGACTGATGCCGCGCCGGAACTCCACCAGCCCCGTCACCTGCACTGCATCAGCCACGTCTGCCCCACCCTTCCGTTAGTAGTAGATGACCTCGTCATCGTCGTCGCCGGCGGCCAACTCCTTTGCGCGGCGTTTCTGTTCCGCGTGCCGCCATGCCAGGTAGGCTTGCCACGCGGTGAGCTCCAAGGACGTCATCGATCCCAGGAGCTCGGCCACCGATTTCTTCATTTCCCAGGCCAGACCGAAGACGAACTGCTGCCATTCGTCCTCGGCTATTCGTTTCCCAGCTCCTCCAGGTCTGCCTGACTGAGCCCGCTCAGACGAGCGGCGGCGTCGTAAATACGGTTCAGCACATCCCCGCGCAGGTTGCCGAGCTTCGCGATGTCCTCGTCGCTATCGGTGAAGCTCCGCGAGCCGTCTTCGTTGATGACGCAGCGTGCGACGAGTTTCGCGGTGATGTTCTCCATGTTCACCGTCGACCGCCGACCGCGACCGCTGATGATCGACTTCTGGAACGCGTCGCGCTCCAGACCGGTCATACCGCGCACGATCACCACGGCGCCTTCACCCAGCTCGGGTGTGGGCACACGCTCGGTCGGCATCTTGTGGCCGGCCTCTCCGAACAGCAGCTCTCTGGACATGGCCTGTGCAGCCCTCTCTGCAGCCCAGTTGGTGGTGGTCTTGAACAGGCGCGCCGGCCTGGCCCGCCGGGCTGCAACCCACGGACCAGGACCGGCGTTCCCGCCACTGCCGAGGCCTCGCGGCCGCGGCAAGCGTGGTTACGACGAGGTCGTGACGATGCTCAGCGCGCCGTTGCCGAGCAGATTCACGGGCGCCATGTTCACGGCGCCGACTTCCGCGTCGATCAGCGGATAGTCCCCGTCGAGCAGCACCGACCCCTGGAACTCGGGGTTCGTCGTGCCGCGTGCGGCCGTCGTCGGCCGCACCACGATCGGCAGGCCGCTGCTGACGGTCGAATCGAGGAGGGCGCGCAGCACGCCGAAGACCGACGCCGTGCTGTAGTCCTGGAAGAGGTCCAGGCTGCAACGCCAGCTGCGGATGTCGACCCCGATGCGCTCCTCCCACGAGTCCGTCATGCCCGTCGCCTCCTGCGGCGACCGCTTGGCCGTGACGAACGTGACTTTCTTGACTCGATTGCTGATGTCCACGCTGTTCAGCGTGACCATCGCGTCTTCAATGACGTGCTTCGGCATGGCGGGCTACTCCTCCTCGCGCGCGTGCTCGCGATCGATTGCAGCCCTGTTGCTCGTGGACGGCGCCGACGTGGCACCTTTCGCGTCTTCAGCTTGCACCGCGCCCATGTCCTGCAGCCGGCGCGCTTCGTCGTCGGTGAGCACGAGGCCCGTGTCGCCCGGCTCGTAGTCGCCGGAAGCGACGCGGACCGTGCGGCTGCCGACGTGGCGATAGGTTTGGCTCATCGTGATTTCTCCTCGTCGACGATCACCTCTCCGCATTGGGTGCACACGATCAGCTTGTGCCCCATCGAACTTCGGTTCTCGTGCCACTCCGGCAGGTGCGGGCAGGCCTGCACCGGCGGCGGCTCCAGCAGCGCGACGATCCGCTCGAGCAGCACCGTCTGTTTCTGCTGCTCGGTCGTCTGCGCCTGGAGCTCGGCGAGCACATGGGCCATCACGCGGCCCTGAGCGGTGGTGTCCAGCAGCTCGCGGAGATCCTGACGGATGACGCTCTCGGCGCTCATACCTGGTCCACCAACAGCTCGAAGGTCGCCACAGCTCGGTGCGACGTCCGGCCGGCCACGAGCTCCGGATCGCGGAAGCTCACCGTGTCCACCCACCGAAGCTGCACACAGAGATGGCCGGCAATCGTCGGGCGCTCGCCGTCGACGAGGCGCTGGGCCTCTTCGATGATCTCGAGCGCCTGGCCGTACCCGGGCTTGAACGTCACCGCCGAGAGCTGCACGAACTGCCGTTCCCCTGGGGATCGCATGGCGTCCCAGCGCTCGGCCGTCGGCGCCTGCAGCACCAGGTAGTCGCGCGTCTCGTTCGGCGAGGCCTCGCCGTGGTGCACGCCGCCAGGGGCCAGCGTCAGCAGCGACGAGACATTCAGCAGGCCGTAGATCGCGGCCAGCGAAGCCTTGAGTGCGCCCTGCCGATTCGTCGGCACCTAGTTGCCCTCCACCTGGCGGCCGCGGAGCCAGAGAAACCGCCGACGGCCATCGAGATTGAGCGGCGGCTCCACGAGTTCGTAGGTCTGGCCGCGCCATTCCACCCGCCACGTCGCCAGGATGTCCGTGCGGTACCGGATCCGGAATCGCGCGACCCGCTCCCCGCGGACACCGCCCTGTTGCAGCGGCTCGAGCCCCGATTCGATCTCCGCTTCGGCGAAGCACCGATCGGCCTCCTCGTACTCGTCCGTCGCGAACCCGCCACCATCCTTCGACCGCGTGGGCTCGAGCAACCGGACCTTGTGCCGCATCGCGCCGATCGCCGCCGTCAGCGACCCGCCTTCGTACGGCTGGCGTCCGACCGACCGGGCCTGGCTCGCCACCGATCACCCCGCGTCCGGGAGCCAATGCGGCCCCATGAGCGTCCGGACAATCGGCGGCAGCGGCTCGTCGGCGCCGGCGGCCTCGCCGCGGTGTTCGTACAGCACCGCGACGAACTGCTTCACGGCGATCGCCATCGCCGGCGGTACGCCCTCGCGCCCCGTGCTGTAGCCGGCCGTGAACGCAATCTCGAGGCCCCCGATGTCCCGCAGCCCGCTCGGCCAGCTCGCGTCATCGTTCAGCACGAGGCGCCCGGGCTCGCTGGCGGTGTCGACGTAGTAGTCGCTCGAGCTGAGCACCGTCGGTGCATGCGACCGGTCATAGGCCGTGACGCTCTCGACGCTCACCAGCGGGACGCGTGGCAGCGCCACGACGCGTTCGCACGGCGTGTCGTCGAGCGACAGCCGGTACCGTCGCCGCAGACCCACGTAGCGGCTCTGCCGCTCGAGCGTTTGCCGGGCGGCGACGCCGAGCCCTTTGAGCAAGTTCTCCTCGGTCGCGTCGTCGAGGCGCAGGAACTCCTTCAGCTCCTGCACCGGCACGAGCTCCTCAGGCGAGCTCGTGCTGGGAATCTCGACGCACGCGTAGTGACCGAGGGCGGCCAGCGTCATCGGCGCTCTCGCTTCTGCCCCTGACGGCCATCACCGGAGCCGTGCGCGACCGCCGCGGCTTCCACCGGGGCGGCGCCGGCGGTGGGGCCTGCGCCCGTACTGGACGAGGACTCCTCGCGCGCAGACTTGCCGATGCGGAGTTCACTCGCGTAGCCGGTGGCGAGGAGCTTGCGCGCCTGGTGGTCGGGGACGTCATGCACACCGGGATTCCAGTCGCCGGCCTGCTGCAGGATGCGGACCCTCATGACCGCACCCCCTTCAGCGCGCCGTGATCGGCCATGAGCGACACTCCGCGCTCCTCGGCGTCGAGCATCTTCAGGTGGAAGTGCGCCTCTTCGAGCGCGCCCTCCAGCGTGTTCACGAGCGACAGCGTCTGTTCGTGCTTGGTCTTGAGATCGGCGACCCGACGCTCGACCACCGCGCGAAATCCCTGGCCGTGGACGGACTGGGAGTAGCCGTAGATGCGCCCCGACTTCATGAGCGCCGAGCCCGTGGCGACGTGCACCTCGATGCCCATGCCGTGCGCCAGCCCGATCAGGTACTCGGTCGCCGCCCGCTGCTGCGTGTACTCGGTGTCCGAGGCCAGGTCGATCCCGTAGAGGCCGATCCACTCGGCCTTCTGATAGATCGCCAGCGCGAGCATGAACGAGACCGTGCTGGTGAAGTAGGCCCCCACGTGACGCGGGAAGACGCCGAGGGTGACCTCATTGATGGGGTACGCGCGCGAGCCAGGAATGTCCGAATGGGCTTCGAGCATGTACACCGGCCTGCTGCCATCGAGTCCCTGCAGGTACGCGAGATGCGCCGCCTGATCGCGATTGCCGTGCTCGGCGAATATGGCCCGTGGGTGCATTTCGAACCACGAGTCCCACCGCGGCAGATATCGCCAGAGCTCGTTCATGCCAGCGATGTGCACGCTGGGATCGTCGAACGGTGCTTCGCGGTAGCTCTCCGCGAACCCCAAGATTGCGACCTTCTTCACTGTGCAGCCCCCTTCTTCAGTGCCGGTCCACCGCCCCTACGGCGGCACCGGGTCTTAGCTGGACGGCTCCTCGTCGCCGCCGCCGAACACCACGACGCCCTGCATGGCGAAGGAATCGCCCGAGCTCGTGCTGACGAACGTCGGCGTCGCCTGCTGGCGGATGTAGCGCCGCGCCATCCGCAGGTTGACGACCTGCTCGGCCACGCCGCTCACGGCCTGCGTGGTCGCCGCCGAGCTGCTGCCGATGGAACCCGACTGGTTCGTGCCGGTGCTGTAGTTGTCCCAGCTCGAGCCGTCGCTGGAGTGCTGAATGCCGGCCCCGAGCGAGACGCGCTGGACGGTCGTGCCGTTCAGCTGGCCGACGATGACGCTGCGGCAGCTGTAGTACTGCCGACTGAGCGCCTGGCGGTCGATGGTGACGCCGTTGGTCGCGCTGCCGCCGGCGCTGGAGAGGACCGTCGTCGGCGCCAGCCCCGCCTCGGCCTTGATATAGCGCCCCATGTCGTACGAACGTGCCTGGCTCATGATGTCTGCTCCTGCGTGTGCAGCCCGATCGACGTCGAACCCTGAACCCCTCTGTCGTGCACGCGGCCGCCGGTGTCTTGCCCAGGTGATAGACCGGCGACCGTGCCGTTATGCCCGCTCCGGCGTTCTACGCGCCGCGGGTATCCGCCTCGATGACGTGCGCGCTCTGCGTGTGCCGCATCGCGAAGTCCGTGAAGCGGAGCAGACGGACCGCCGACTCGTCGCGCGAGATGCCGGACCGCAGCGTGCCCGACGCGTCCGCGTAGGTCGCGTTCATGAACACTTCGATTTCGACGTCCGGGTTGTCGCCGATGAAGCACTCGGACATTTCGACGTAGTACTGCTCCGAGGCATTCGAGCCGCCACCCAGCGTGATGGGCAGGTTGTTGGACGGGTAGACCTTCGCGCCGGCGAGCGTCGGATTCTCCTGCTGCATGGACGCGAACGCGAAGTTGCCGTTGCCGTCCACGAGGTCCCAGCCGTAGTAATTCACGGCCCGGCTGGGCATGAAGAACGCGCGGCTGACGAGCGGCACGTTGTTGTTGCCGAGCCGGTTCAGCTGGACGCGGATGTCCGTGCGGGTGTTGGCGAGCGAGGTACCGGCGCTGTTCGTGCGGCCGGCGGCGCCGACCCAGTAGTAGATCCCCTTCGGCTTGCCCGCCAGGCCGTCACCGCGGAGGAACTGCAGGTCCTCCTCGTTCGCCGCCGCGCGCACCATGTCGTCGCGGATGAGCCGCTCCGTGCCGATGTCGGCATTGCGAAGCAGCCGATTGCTGACCGGCACCAGGGCGGTGAGCTTCTTCTCGACGAGCGTGATATCGCCCGTCGCGAGCTCGCTCGGCGTGATGTTGTCGCCCTCGTTGCCCCAGTAGGCGACTGCCCCGCCGGTGATCTTCGGAATCGTGGCCGTGCCGCCGACGAGGCGCAGCGACCGCGCGCCGGCGCGGCGGACTTGTGCCGTCGCACGGAGCAGCTCGATCAGCTCCTGGCCGACGAAGTTCGGCGCGATGAGCGAGCCGCCGCCGGCGAAGCTCTGCGCCTGCATGGCACGGGCCTGCGGGCTGCTCTCGCCGTAGATGCCGGCGTAGTGCGCCCGGGCCGCGGCATGGTCGGTGCCGAAGCGGAACCTGGCGGCAATGAGCGCCCCGAAGGCGTCCCCGCGCTGGTAGGCCCCGCCTGGATGTTCGACGGTGATGTGCGGTGCGGCCTGGTTGGACGGGTCGACCGCCTGACGCGGCTGCGTCGGCGGCGCGCCGGCGGTCTGCGCGAGCCGCTCGTTCAGCTGCGCATTGCGCGTCACGGCCTGGGTCTGCGCATCGAGCTGCCGCTGCAACTCCGCGGCCTTGTCTTCGTGCGCCCTGATGGTGGCGAGTTCCTGCTCGGTGTTCCCGCGCTTCTCGTCCACCGCGAGCTGGGTGAGGCGCTGCGCGGCCTCGAGCTCGGCGCGGATCTGCGATCGGAGATCCATGGCTGACGGCTCCTTGCGAGCCAGCAGCCGAAACGATCAGAGGCTGCCGAGAGCTCGCCCTGCGCGTTTGCTTGGGCTTCTCCGCGCTCGAGCCTCTGACAGCCTCTAAGGGCTTTTATAGGGTCGTGGTCAGGTGTTGACCTGACGTAACACCGGCTACCTTACACACCGCTGTGCTGGTTTGCAAGTGCGACCGCCGGCGGGGACGCGGGCAGCGCGTCTCCCACCGGCTCACCTTCGAGGCTGATGTAGGCGTTGCACGAGCCGCACTTGAACTGCACCTGCGCGCCGGGCCGCACGGCGCCGGGCGTCGCGCGGGCGAGTAACCGCCGGCAGCGCGGGCAGTGGACGGGCTCGAGCCCATCGAGCGAGGTGATCGGCATGGGCCGCGGTCGCAATTCAGTTCCCGGCATCAGACACTCGCCAGCTTCGACTTCAGCACGGCATTGCGCCGTGCGGCCAGCTCGACGACCGGCGAGGCGTCGACGGCCGTGGGGGCCGCCGGCTCGTCATCGTCCCGCTCGCGGCGTGCATCGCGCGCGGCCTGCAGGCGATCGCGCGCATGGGCCGAGACCGTCGTCTCGTCATACGCCGGGAACGTGACGGGCGACACGTCGTAGAGCTCAGCCTCGAGGATCTCGCGGAGCGGCAGCTCGGCGCTGCCTTCCGGTGGGTCTGTCCATGTTTCCTTCCGCACCGTGAACATGAACGAGCTCCCGGTGACGTCGCCGCGGCGGATCGACTGGACCAGATCGCGGGCATACGACGCGTCGGGCGGATCGATTTCGTAGCGTAGGCCTTCCCCGGTCTCCTCCAGGCGCAGCGTCCCGGCGCGATTGCGGCCGAGCACGAGATTCGGATCGTGATTGAAGAGACCGCGCACGTCGTCTTCCGCGACCGCGCGTGTGAAGGCGCCAGGTCGAATGACCTCGCGGAACGCCCACCAGTCGTACCCGATCTGGGTTTCGGCATTGAAGAGCGCGGCCATCCCCTGAATCACCTCAGCGGTATCGCCGTCGGCTCGTCGGAGCGACCGGACCTCGCCGGCGAGCATGCGTCGCTCCCGGCCCGTGTCGTCCGTCCGCGGCGCGCGCGGCGGCATGGGTTTCACGTCACTCGGCATTGTCGTCCTCCACGGCGGGTGGCGCCGGATCCGGATCGGGGGTCTGGTCCTCGAGGAGCTTGGCCTTCGCCAAGCTCGCCGGCATCGTGTTGGCCACGGCGACGTCGTACTGGTCCCCGAACTCGTCGTTACGCGGGTTCATGTCTTCGAGCTCTCGCCACTCGTTGGCGTTGATGATCCCGTTTCGCTTTCTGATTTCCAAGGCCTCGCCGCGCGTCTTGATGTCCGTCTGCACGAGCGCGGCCGTGACCCAGATCACGCGCCGCTTGGCCATCAGCCGCGGCGTGACCAGGTCACGCATGATCGCCTGCTGCCATTGGACGAGGTACTGGTTCAAGCCGGTCGCCAGCCAGTGCAGCAGAATCTGCTCGATGCCGCTGCCCCAAGTCGTGGACTTCGTCATGTGCTGGATGACGGCGAGCGGCGTCCGGTAGATCCGGGCGATCTCTTCGATCTGGAGCCCGCGGGTTTCGATGAACTGCGCCTCGTTCGGGTTATTGCTGATTTTGTCGACCTTCATGCCCTCCTGCAGGATCACGGTGCGATGCTTCGTGCCCCAATCACCGCGGAACCGCTGCCACTCTTCGCGGAGGTGCTGCCGGCCGGCGTCCGTCAGCTTGCCCGGCAGCGACACGGAGAGCGCCGGCGCGCTGTAGTTCTTGAAGTACTCGGCGCCGAATTGTTCGACGGCCTGCGTCAGCCCGATCGCGTCCATCAGGACTCGCACGGGCGATCGGCCGACCAGGCCGTCGATGCTGTTGATGTGGAGGTCCAGAATCGGCGGCTGATTCGGATTCGCCATCCACTCATGTGACGAGCCGTCGGTCGCCGTGTACCGCCACCGCTTTCGGCCCGACGCGTCGCGATCGACGGTCATGCGCCAAGGCAAGAGCGGCCAGAGGGCCGACGGGCCGCGATCGTCCCAGAGGATCTGCGCGTAGGACCGGCCCCACTGCGCGAGGAACCGCGTCATCATTTCCTTGAACTGATACGCGGTCATCTCCGGGTTCGGCAGGTCGTGCAGCAGGAAGTACAGCCGGTCGTCGTCGGCGTCGCGCCGGCGGCCTTGGTCGAGGTATTGCAGCTTGATCGGGATCTGCCCCGCGGTCTCGGAGATGGCGCGCTGGCACGCGTACATGCTCGAGATACCCTCGGCCGTCCACTCATTGACGACGAGGCCCGACGTCGAGACGCCGCCGCTCGAGCCGACGATCTTGGAAATCCAGGATGAGTCTGTGAGAGTGCCGGCGCCGTACTGATTCTCGACGGCGCGACGTTCGACCAGGCGCTCCAGGAACACCGGCTATTCCTCCCCTGCAGCCCCGGGGGCGCTTGGTCGACGCGGCTGACGCTCGCGATCGCGCGCAGCCGCGACGAGCACGCTGCCAACCAGCAGCACCACGCCCGCGTAGATCGTAGCCCCCGCTGGGGCCAATTGCCAGATGCCAACGCCGATCAGCACCACGCCGGCGCCGGCGGCGACATCGAGCGCGAGGAGCTGCGGGATGCCCGAGGCCACCACGCGTTGCACCACGCCGCGCCGACGCCTAGAGCCCGAGCGGTTCGCCCTTGTCGTAGACAGATTCGCCTTCATGCTCAACGTGACGACTCCACCGCTCGAGCGCCATCACCACGGCCACGAGCGCGTCGACTTTCTTGCGGCCCTTCGGCTTCACGATCTTCTTGTTCCCGGCTGGGTCCTGCGCCACGAGCGCGTTTTCCGCGCACCAGCGCAACACCGGATGCATGGCGTGGTGCAGCCGCTCGGCCTCCATCACGCGTTCAAACTCGCGGTAGGCGGGCCCGAACGACAGGAACCCCTGCCGCATCGGATAGACCTGAAACCCTTCCTGCTCGAGCTTGACCGCGAGCTGCTGACCTTGGAACAGATGATCGATGTTCACATCACGGATCGCAAACACACCGGCGTCATCAAGCATGCGCTGAAGGATGAAGTCGTAATCCGCGACGCGGCCCGGCATGACCTCGATCCAGCCATCGCGCACCCATTGCTGGTAGAGCTCTTTGTTCGGGTTCTTCTCGTTCTCGAGCGCGCCCTGCGGCACCCAGCAGCGCAGGAACACGTCGAGCGCGTCCGGTTGGTCCGCACAGCCTTCGAAGACGTAGGCGGCGACGTTCAAGTCGCTGACGCTCGCCAGGTCCAGCCCGACGTCGCACACGCGGCCGCGCAAGGCGTCCGTCGCGAGGGGCGCCAGGTGGCCGCGGCCGCGGTCCCAGAGCGTGAGATCGATCGCGGGATTCGCCTGCTGGACCCATTGGTTCAGTCGGTACCGGCGGAACGCGCTCTGCTTCGCCGGCGAGAGCTGGGCCTCGCGGCATTCTTCTCGGAAGGCCTCGGGTTTGATCGTGACGCCGTAGCTCGGGTTCGCCTTCTTCCAGGTGCGCTCGTCTCGCCAGTCGTCGTTCGGATCGGCGGCGTAGATCACCGCCAGGAAGGACCAGTCGATCAGCGTGCAGTCCTTCACCTGGCGCGCGTACTCCCACTGCTCCCAGCCGATGCTCGTCTCGTCGTAGACGCCGGCGGTCGACACGGAGAGGAAGAGCGGCTGCCGGCGGGCGGCGCCGGAGTAGGCGAGCGCATCCCACAGCGCGCGCGCGACCATGGCGTGCAGCTCGTCGACGACCACGGCGCTGGCGTTGAGGCCTTCCTTCGTCTTGACGTCGGCACTCAGGGCCTGCAGCAGCGCCCGCATGCCCGGGTAGGCCATGGTTTTCCGCGACGGTACCGGCTGGATCCGCTTGATGAGGTCCGGGCTCTGCCGGACCATGCTCTCGGCTTCGCGATAGATGATGCCGGCCTGGCCCTTGTCGTTCGCCGCGATGTACACCTCGGCGCCTGGCTCGCCGTCGCCGACGAGCAGATAGAGCTCGACCGCCGCCGCATAGGTCGACTTCCCGTTCTTCTTCGGCACCCACAGACCCGCGCGCCGGTACCGTCGGGTGCCGTCCGGCCGCTGCCAGCCGAAGAGCCGCATCGTGAAGTCCAGCTGCCAGTCGAGCAGCGTGAACGGTTGCCCGGCCCACTCCCCTTTCGAGTGGCGCAGGTACTTGAAGAAGTCGATCGCGTGTTGCGCGGCTTCAGGTGAGAACTCGCAACCGCCCTCCAGGACGGCCGCGACGTCCTGCCGATCGCGAATCCACGCGGGGTCCCAGCCCTGCTTGGAGGCGATCGCACGGGCTTTACGGAGCTGCGCCTTGTGGAGGGGGTCCGCGTCGGCGGGCCTTCGCCCGCGGCGCCGGCGTCGGCTCACGGGCGCTCGCGGCCGCCACGCTGCCGGCGTTGCTGGAATAGCTCGAACTCGTCACGCGGCACCGCGGGCCTATTGCCTGGAGTGTCGTGCTTCGGTGCCGTGGGATCGAGCGGGATCGCCATACTCGAGCGATCGCTCGGACTCAGCCCGAAGTAGCTCGCGAACCGGTTCATCATCTCGGCCGCGCTGCGCGCCTGCTGGACGATCGGATGCGAGTACTGCTGATTCCCGGAGACCACGACGGTCTTGCCTTTCAGGGAATTAAGCTTCGTCTCGGCCTGGCGCCACCTCGAGAACCAGGCGCAGTAGGCCGCAAACTTGCCGACGTCGAGCTTCGTGAGCAGGCCCAGGCGGTTGAGCTCAGGCTCGAGCCGCCGCCACTCTTCACGCGCGAACGTGTCGAGCCACTTCGGCGGCTGCAACGCGCCGGCCGCCGGAACCTCCGGCTTCACGGGCTCGGATTTCTTCTGCTTCCCCGGGTAGCCCCGCAATCGCGCGAGCTCGTCCGGTGTCTTCCGCGGCCCTCGCGCGCCCATCAGTCACCGGGAGGCGTCCACTCCCACAAGCCCTGAGCGCCTCGGCACCAGACCGGCTTCTCCAGCACCACGACGTCGCCCAGGATCCAGCAGAACGGCCCACCCGCGTCGAGCCGATCGGCGAGCTCGGGCGGCAACCTCGATACATGCAGGCAGGTGTTCAGCGTCACCGTGGCAATGACCGCGCCGAACACCATGTGTGGTCGCTCTTCCATGTCGTCCGTGTCGAGCCACGTCTTCGACTTGCCGGCGTGAATCGCCAGGGGCCCGCGATATGCCGTGAGCCACGTTCTGTTCTCGATGATCTTCTCGCCCTTCGCGATCATGTCCGCGTAGGGCTGGCAGACCGTCAGCGCTTTCATCACGCCGCCCGCTTGCAGTAGCGCTCTGAGCCTGGCCCTGTCAGGCCAGGAATGAGCTCGATCTTGTTCTCCTTGCGCAGCGCCTCGACGATCGGCGTGAGCGCACGAAGGGTCAGTGACGTGAACTGCCGGCTGGCGTTTCGATGGATTGCGGTCAGGTCGTAGCTCGCGCCACTGGAGAGCAGCTCGAGGACGGCGCGGCGAATATCGTGCTCCTGGATGCGCGTCGGAGCATCGGCGTCGTCCTTCGCCGCGGCTGTGGACGTGGGCAGGCCCCACTTCGTTCCTGATGCCTTGCCTTCCCGCCGCACGCGGCCGGTACTCAGCAGGACCTTCAGCTCTTTCTGAAGCCGCTTGAAGTCCTTTGGTGCCGACATCTCCAGGTGGATCTCCCGCGCCTTGGCCACGCCTGGCGAGAACTCCCTGAGAGCGGCGAGGATTCGCTCGCTGAAGCCGTCAGCGGGGCCGGCATCATCCTGGACGCGCCCCGGCTTCCTGCGACCGACCGGCGCCGTGGCCTTCTTATGCCGGCGCTTCACGACCCGCATGCGCGGCGCCGGCGCCGACGGCGCCACGGTGGAGAGCCCGTACGCCTTCCGGATGGTCGACGCGGCTTCACGGCACTGCTGGGCTTGTGTCTCGTGCTCTCGAGCTCTGGATTCAAGGTCGTCGATCACTTGCGCGTGGTCAGGCGTTCGCATGGGTGGCCTCCACTGTGGCCTTCAGGTCTCGGAAGAACGCGACCCTGTTGCCGTGGGCCGCGATGACGATCGAACGGGCGTTGCCGCGCGCGCGGCCGCGGCACAGGCCGCAGGCCGAACACGTGGTTCGGTGGCCGGCTTCATTACTGGCCGGACAGACGATCTCGTTGGGCAGCGGGTCTTCAGACCCGAGGCGCGTCCGAAACGTGCGCCAGCCGAGCGCCTGCGCCTCGAGGACCTCCCCGGCGGACTCCACCGACGCCATCAGGATGCTCGAGAAGCGCTGGTCGCACGTCCGCCACTGGTGCGTGTAGCCGGTCCAGCCCGCCAAGTGCACCATGAGCGTGCGCCACACGTAGAACGGGACGGCGGCGGGATCGCCGTACGCGGTGATGCGCAGCTGCCGGCCGGCGAGCGCGCGCGCGGCGCCGTCGGGATCGATGTCCATGTACGATCGGCGCGCGATCGCGTCGTAGACCTTCAGCGGCCCCAACCACGGAATCACGTAACAGCTGCGGCCGATCTCAGAGCCCGATCGGTGAACGCAGTCTCCGCAGATGGCGCGATCGGCGCCTGACCGGATGGCGTACGTCGGCGGCACGTCAGACCGAAGGACCCACGCCTGTGCCATGTCGCCGGTCTTGTAGTTCGTGGTCTCGTAGCTGATCGCGAGCAGGATCGGACTCGTCCCGTCGAGGCGGGAGGGACCACGGTACGCGACGAGTCCTGGAATCATCCGGGAGTAGGTAGCTGTTGAACACCTACTCACTCCCGGAATCATCGGCGCGCCTCCGCGCTTGGAAACTCTCGGACGCGAAGGGCTTCGGGCCACTCGGATGGATCCCGCCCTTGCCGATCGCGCAGGTTTAGACGAACAAACAGGCGGCCTTCCTGACTCGTGCCAAGCCTGATCGGGTCAGCACCAAGCTGCTTCACGAAGCACGACACTTCTGCCGCCTGGCACTGCTGAACGAGCGCCCGCATCCACTCGACTTCGCACTGTCGAGCGCCGTGGCCGCTCTCGCCGCCGGGAATCACCCAGTGGATGCCTGGCTCAGGCGCGTACGTCGAATCACGGTGCGTGTTCGGTCCCGTGAACCCGCCGCTCCAGTCGTCGTAGCCCCAGCCGTTCTTCTCCAGGAACTCCGCGCCGTGGTTCTTCCCGTCCAGTCCGAGGTAATGCGACAGGTCCAACGGCCCGAGCAGCGGCTCGGCGCTGATGAACCGCACCGCGGCAGGCGTCTGGAGCAGATGCGGGATCCGCTCGTCCGCCCGCTCCTGGTCCTCGCACGAGACACCGAGCCAGACGTTCGGCAAAGGCCACTCGAAGTCCTCGCCGAGCTCCGGCCATCCGCGCTTGTAGAGCAGCTCGCCAGTCGCACCAGCCTCGGACATCTGCTCACAGGCGAGAATGAGGTCTGCCCGACCGGTGTTCTGGATGTACTCCCGCGCTCGTTCCGGCCGCTTGGTGAGCACCTGCCATGTGACGTCAGTCCGCAGCGCGAAGAGCGCGAAGAGTCCGTCGAGATCCTCGTCCTGGATCCACTCCCCGAACACGTCCGTCATGTCGCCGATGAACACGCGCTTGCCGGCGATCGCCTTGGCCGTGAGCAGCTTGTGCAGCTCGTCCTCGTCCAGGAATGGTGTCAGCGCCCGTGTGACGCCGGCATTGAACGGCCCGCCGCGGCGCCACCGGTTCGCAATCGCCTCCGCGTAGCAGTTCTTGCAACCAGGGCTGAGCTTCTCGCAATGCCAGACGACGCGGCCGCTCGCATCGCGGAACTTCAGCGGATTCGCCGAAAAATCAGTCCATTCGATCGTGGTCTTGTTCATTTTCGACAGATCGGCTACACGCCCCGGGGGCCCTGATCCCCCCGGGCCGGAAAAACCCTCGGGCGCGCGCGCGACACTGCGGCGCGGTTTTTCGG